GAATGCACTAGTGCCAGCGACTGCCAGCGTACCTGCGGTTGCTACGTTTCCTGATGTATTAGCTACAGTGAACTTATTAGTGTCCATTGTTAAGCCGCCATCTAAGGCAGTGGCTCCCGTGACCGCCAGCGTACCTGCTGTGGCTACGTTGCCTGACGTATCCGCAACGGTAAATTTGTTGCTGTCCATTGTTAAGCCGCCATTAAGGGCAGTCACACCTGTAACAGTAAGCGTAGAGTTAAGAGCCGTGCCGCCCGTCATAGTGAGTGTACCACCTGCGGCTACGTTACCAGCGGCGGCAATTCCCCCACTTAGGAACAAATCTTGGAACCGTAATGAGTTGCTACCTATATCAACGGTATTGTTGACCTCTGGAAGGATGGAGTTTCCACCAATAATCTGAACAAGCTCACGCCATACCGCTGCGCCTGAGTTATTGCCAACACAGATGTATATACGTCCCGTGCTAGTATTTTCCCACAGAGAGCCTGGAGCAAAGCCATCCGCAGCGTCATCTCCTACGCCAGGGTTTGAGGTGTTGGTAAAAATAGACTTACCGCCTGTACCACCATTCGCTGCGGGTAGAAAACCACTCACAGATGTGGCTAGGGGTATTTTCGTGCCGTTGCCTGTGCCGCCAGTATGTGTGTGCCCTGAAGTGGCATGGAATGCAGCTAGTAGCTGGTTAAATTCAGCGTTTAGAGGGGCAGCGGTAATGGCTGTACCGTTAACAATACTCGCTGCTGATTGTCTTGTGTAACCTGCCATATCTTATCTTCTCCCTGCCGCAGAAAATTCAAAGACCATGCCTTGAATACTGAATGGTTCTGATTGTCCGTCTGTCACAAAGGTTGCTCTGCAACTAAACCCAGAGCCTTGTATGCTACTGGTCATCACTGGTTTAGATGCACCACCATAGACGATGTTTGTCCCGTTGTAGGTCACGTTTCGACCTGCATAGATTGTCGGTGCGCCAGCGGAAGACTGTGTGTACGTGCTGGGAACTGATGTATTGTAGTCACCCCAATCGTAATCCACCGCTAGGTTCATCTCAAATGGGCCTTCTGCCCGTACAAACGTATTTATTTTTCTTAATTCTTTTCGCTGCTCTGTTTCACCAAAATCGAGGTAGGGGGTGGAATAAACAGAGATAATATTCGAACCATTAAAACTGGTTCCCTTTTCTTGCTGGTACACCTTGCCATCGTGATCCCCGAACAGAATTAACTCAGTGGTTCCAACGTAATCTGATGTACAACAGCTTGCCCGTATTCCTAGTAACTCACCAAACTCCCAGCCAATTGATCCGCTACTGTCTGTAAGACCCCCAATAATGCCAATACTTTCGCTTGGGACTTGTAGAGTGTTTCCTACTGTCGAAGTAACGAAGTACCTAACTTGGGACTTAGAGCGGATAACAACCCCAGTGAGTTCATCCATGTCCTCGTTGTTGATAAGATCAACCAAGGTGCTTTGGATCGGCTTACTTAGTGTTTCGAGTTCGATATCACCGACTCTTGAAGTACCAGCAACGGGTCTAAAACCATCAGGAGACAAGAACATTAAGTCTCCACCAATCTCTAGAACACTGTCCCTTGCCACACAGCCAATGTTTGTTGTCACGTTTTCAATAGCAAAAGCATTCGAACTAGTGACGGTTATTTTCTTTATGTCTTTTGAGCCAAAAACAAATATATTGTCTCGAAATGGCTTAATCTGAACCACATCAAACCCAGCGGCTACTTGCCCAGCGGCGGCGGCATTCGTCCATGTGTAAGCATCATTAGGCTTAGAGAAAGCAATTGACGCACCAGTAGCTTTATGTCCTGACAAAAATACGTGGTTTTCGAATACATCTACGAGCGCAGGAGCATTAAGAGCTTGGTCACCCCCCGCAGTATTATTGTCTGCGTGATAGCCCCCTGAGTGGCTGGACTTTATTTCTTTCCAGTTTGTGCCGTTAAAAACAATTGCTGGGTTAACACCGTCCACAAAAATAATTGTGTTGCCAGTACCAAAGTTAAATTGAACATGACGTAGACGATTGACCGTTAACGAATTGGCAGTCATTGGGCGGCTGACGCTGTGGTTTAATGTAAATTTTCGCCAGCCTATGTTTGCCGTGTAGTAATAAAAACTATAGTTACTGCCACCTGCATCTTGTCTAGCTGCAATAACGGTTGTGCTGCCAGTAACGTCATTTTTAAAGATGGCGATACCAAGAACTTTACCTGTTCCTGTTGTAGATCCTGCTACTGTAACCTCACCATAGGTTGGATCGTACTCATCAAAACCTTCAATGCGCCGATAACCCCCGAAAAGGCTTGGCTCAAAGTTAAGCATCCTGGTAGCTGCGCCTGGGCTGTTGTCCGACAAATCAAGGTGATTTTCATTGGAATTTAGTCCACCAGCACAGATCAGTTTAAAAGACTGAATCTGATCAGGCATTAAAAGCTAATCCTCGTATCTCTCACAGATGAGTAATTATTTATGTAAAGGGACTGAAGGTTTTTCACTCCCTGCTCATAAGCACTAAAAGCGGCCTGTGCCGCTTCCATGTTAGATTTGAATAAGTATAAATGATAAAGCGCACCATCAACTAAAACAGTGTCATAACTTTCAGGGATGCGGGTGACATCATCGAAGTTTGTAATGTCAGAAAAATTTAAAAAATAACGAAATTTTAGAGAGTACGCTTTGTCAGGAGATGGGCTAACACCATAGCCATTACCGTGGGAAGGGAATACAAATCTAGGGACTGTAATACCTGTTGTTCCAGCCGTGTGATCTATATCTCTGTATTTTTCGTAATACTCATCTCGCTCAATAAACGTAAGACCTGAAAATCTACTTCCAAGAGTAGCATCAGCCTGTATCTGAAACGAGTTCCAATCGGCAATTTTGTAGAACGTAGGCCAAGTATATTCTTCTTGTCCTACGATTAAAACATCAGTTTCTTCAGCAGCATTAAAAGGCCACTCAAATTCCATCTGGTTAAGTTTTGCAACAGCAGCTTTTACAGAATCTTTGATTACTGCTTGGACGCCAGTACAACCAGAAAATTCACCATCGACAATCTCAACTTCGTTGAGCCGTCTGGCAACCTGATTACATAAACTAATATATGTTGATGGCATGACTAACTTTCAAATGTAGGAATGGGGCCAGCGATGAAACCAGCCCCAAACTTTGTTAGGTTAAGCTAGACGATCACGGTCTACTTCTGTGCCTACTTCAATGCCTGTGTTGGCAATATCCATAAGAACTGCGTATACCCGCAACTTGCCTGTTGTCAGAGCAGTGCTTGACTGTGTAGCAAGTTTAAGATCGATGTTGTCAGCAGCTACTGCAATGAGCGGTTGATAAGCCGCTGCGTTCTGGGAAATTGTCCCAGCCGCAACAGAGTCTGAACCATCCATGTTGTCTACGAAACAGTCAGGATCAACTCCTGTGCCAAGATCGAAGGTTGTTGTGCCACCAGAAGTGACTGTATCAACTTCGATACCTGCATTCATAATCATTGTACCAGCGGGTACAGCAATTACAGGAATTACATCACCAGCAGCAAGGGCAGAACCCTTGTCGGCTAATGCTGTTGCCAAATTTACCACGGTTTGAACCATGTAGGGTGAACGCCCACGAGAGGAAGAGCCTCTTGCAGCCGCTAGTGTGTTATCACCAAGTGCCATTTTTCAGATCTCCTCTATGCTGCGTTATATTTGGCGGTTACGATTGCTTCTGGACGAAGGATCTTCCTACCGTACATATGCATTCCACGAACAATGTCAGCGAAGCTGTCTGGATCACGGTATGTTTCCGTTTTGTTGATCTGTTCAGCCGTTGCCACAGCGGAATCATGACCAGCGACTATAGCAGAAAAATCAGTGTTCTGGTTAGCCGAACCACTTTTTCCACTACCTTCGCCTACGCTTGGAAGATTCGAAGATGTGTACACACGGAAGCCGTGGAAGTTCTTCAAAACCAAACCATTGCGAAGGCCACCAGATTCACCGAAATCGGAGTTAAAT